CTAATACAAAAGGCGTATCGTATGAAATAGTTTTGCGGACCTCATCGTACAACGAATCTACTTTGCTTTCTACTTTCGTAGGCAAACAATAACACAAAGTTGTTGGAATATTTGTTTTTTTATCTAGTTTTGGAGGTGGAACTTCTTGTTTTACAGTCTCTTCTTGTTTGGGTGGATTTTTTTCTAATTCTTCAATAAAAGGATCTTTTTTTGCAGGTGTTTCTTTTTGAAATACATTATTGTCTTCTGAATCGAAACTATAAGGATTCCATTCCATATTATGAAGAACATACCCATTCCAAGTTTTTTGTTCTTTCATAACTGGTATCGGACCATTTAGTTTAAAAATTGAACCGTCTGAATTTTTAATAGCCATACGATATAATATCAACATATATCTAAAAAAATATTGTTAAATAAAAAATGCCAAAAGCAATACTATATAAGATTGTATCAAAAATTACGATTTTTTATATGCCAATTAATTTGGTAAATACCGTGGGGTACACGGAAATTAAAGCTGGTTGATAGGATAAGTTTCATGTCGAGAAATCAACAAGTGACCATCTAAAAGACCAGAATCAAACAAAAATCTAATTATAGATTTTTATAAGTTTGTATGCCAAAATTACTTTTTGGAGATTGATTTACATGGCACTTGTAGTCCCAAATGATAGCGAAATTCTCCTGTTGCAATATATTGTTAACTCGACCAATACCGATGGAACTGCTCCTACGACTACAGTTTCCACATATTCTGGTGGCAACAGAGTGTTACATCTTTTTACAAACAATTTAACTCCAGCAGAAACAACAACTATTGGTGCAGTAACAGAAGCAACAGCATCTGGATACGCATCGTTTACCCTTCTTGGCACAGCATGGAGTATCGGAACTGATGGGGGCGGAGTAACCACCGCAAGCTATTCCGAAGTTACATTTACGTTTACAACCGCAGTAACTTGTTATGGGTATTATATTACCACTAGCGGTTCGTACTCTGGTGGTGTAAAACTACTATGGCTTGAACGATTTTCAGGCGCACCTTTCCAGTTACCATCTGGTGGCGGTCAAATCGCTATTACACCAAAAGTTTCATTAGAATAACAAACAAAACATGGTTTTATAAATTAAAAAGGGTCGATTTAATAATCGACCCTTTTTTTTTAATTTTAAGCAATATATAGATTGTCACGAACTGGAGTGGAAATGATTTACAATTGCGATGGAACACCATATAAACCAAGTGGTACATACCAACAATACAATCCAAACAATCCAGAACACGATTTGTTTAATTCGTGGGATCAAGAATCATTGCGTAGAGGTGGATCGCCAATATTTTATTACGAAGTTTTCATTCAACCACAAACAGTTGATCCCATTTATTTTGAAGATCGTGGTAAACTTTTTAGCCCAATTCCAGTTGAACTTTGGGGTAACTACGAACCAGTACCTTCTCAAAATTATATGAGTGCGTTTGGTATAGACGCACCAGACGAAATGAGATTTGAAGTAAATTACAGAGCCACATTAAAATCAATTGGTCATCCACCAAAAATAGGTTCAAGAATTTTCACTCCACATCTAAGAGAAAACTGGGTGGTAATTCAGCGAAATTTGGGAGAATTTAAATTGTGGGGTGCTTTGCGATTGGAATTGATTTGTCAAAGATTCCAAGAGTCGCTTACCACTGGAGAAGGAAAAGTTACGGAAGAACAACCAAAAGTACAAAAAATTAAAATCATATAAGGAGTCAAAAATGAACTTTTATAAACTAAACAATCTTATTCTTGAAGAAATCGAAGTAAATAAGGACGAATCTGGAGTTGATGATCCGGTTAATGATAAATCAATCGGTGCGTTTGTATTTGTACTTCAAAAATTAATTGCCGATGTTAAAAATGAAAAAGTAAAAAAAATGATTCAAGAATTTATTGATAAACTTTCTGGAACCACAACCGAGCCTTCTAAAGAAAAAGCTCCAGAAAAAGCATCGCCATCTGGCGAGACCCCTGCTCAACCTTCTGCTCCACCACCAGCAAGCCCTACTGGTGGAACCGAAGCAATGCCACCAGAACCACCATCAACGCCACCAACACCACCCCAAATGTAATATTTTCTACTTGGGATTATGAGTATTAAAGGAATTTTTATTTTCTTAATATCTCTTGGTTCATACTGGTATAAAAACTTTTTTTGTTTGGTTTTTTTGGTTGTTATAAATTTCATGATATAAAATATAATAGTAAATGTTTTTTTAAAAAGGACAAGCAATGGAATCAGAAAAGAATGTTTGTAATGATAAAAGTTTCTTGCCAAATAACCCAATATTAGACAAGCCTCCGGGAAATTGTGAAGGTCCAGAGTTAAATTTAAAAAACCCAAACACCGAAGACTTATCTTGGCTAAACGATAAATCATTTAAAAAAACAGGTCTCGGAGCGGGAGCTAACTGCGACCCAATGCAAACAGGCCAAATCGTACAAGATTCAAACAATCCTGATACTCAAACAGTTTATCGATATAGCAAGGCTAAACGTGGTTGCGATGAAGCCATGATTGATCTTTTCAGAAATGTAATAGTAATCGATGAAAACGCAAAAACATTTCCAGTTCCAATAATTTGGGGTACTCAAGAAAAAGCAGTCGCAGCAATACTTCAAGAAAATCTTGTAAAAGATGAAACCCTTGTAGTTAATCGTATCAGGCTTCCTTTTATGGCAATTGTAGATAATGGCTACGCTTTTAATACAAACAGATATGTATACCACAAAGCAATTGATTACATGCGTGATCCGGCTCTTGGAAATAAACCCGGTTTTACTACAAGCGAAAAATACGAAAGAGACACAATATTTGGCGTAGCAAGAGGTATTCCAATAGATATAAATTACACATTAACTATTTGGACATTATATTTGGAAGACATGAATCAAATATTTGAACAAATTATTACAAAATTTAGTCAAACTGCATATATAAGAGTAACTGGCGTACCTTGGGAGGTAATTGTAAAGTTAGATTCGATATCAAATAATCTTGACGCAGAACCGGGCGACCAAGCAATCAGGATTATAAAATACGAGTTTGGATTTACTACTGAAAGTTTCATACCTCAACCGATAGTTAGAAAGAAAGCGATATTAAAGACTAAGATCGACATTGTTGATGGATTAAACGAAAATGATATATCGAAGGTTATGCTCAAAATAGAGGAAGCTGTTAAGGAACTTAAATGTTAGAAATTAAAAACAAGAATAAATTTCCAGTGCAGTTAGTAATAAAGTCAAGAAAGGCACCTCGTTCTTTTACAACTCTAAATGTTCCATCTATAGGTAGTGGAAAAAATATTTATTATTTAGAAGATGAAAGAACAACTGAATACATAGATAGAGCAGTAGATCAAGGATTAATATCCGTAAAATACCTACCAAACAAAATTTTGAAAAAGGGAGATTAATAATATGGCTATTTTAAAAGGTTTTCCACCTTCGAACACAATCAGTCCTAGTGTAAGAATCACTGAGAAGGATTTATCATTCGTTGCAGCAGAACAAAGTTTACATGTTGGTGCTTTGGTTGGATTTGCAAGCAAAGGCCCAGTTAATTTGCCAACGCTTGTAAGCACTAGCACTCAACTTCATAGGATTTTCGGACAACCACATCCAGATGTTAGTGATCCATATCTAACATATGCTGCTGATCAATATCTTTTAGTAGCAAATCAAATATATGTTGTTCGTGTAGCAGAAGTAGACCCAGTAAACGATGAAGAAGCCACAGAAGCAAAAGTTAAAATTCCATCCGCAGGTGGAGTTGTAGAAACAATAGGCTCTATTGGGTTCATGAACGACGAATCAGAAACAGCCACAGTTATGACTGATAAGTTTTTTACATATAGACTTAATGGTCAGCTTATGCCAAAGACTTTGGTTCTTACTGTTGACGATCTTGATCTTGGACAAGAATATACAGTTCAAGAAGTCGTAACAGCCCTTAATGATCAACTTAGTTCCGATGATGGAATTGAATTCTTCAAGCACGATGATGGCGATGATGACTTCCTTGGAGTAAGAACTCTTTGGGCTTATGGTCCAAATGCTACATTGGAATTCGTATCCATTCAAGATTCAATTTATGGTGCTGACAGTCTATTTGGTTTAGGAACTGGTATGTCTCACGCTATAGTAGTTGGAGACAATACTTTTTTCCCTCTTGATGATGCATATTCAGTAAATGGAGAATATGATCTAGGCGGACTATCTGGCTTAAATATAAACATCGTTGTAGACGGAACCGATAATGTTCTTATCGATAGTGTCGTACAAGTAGTAGACCTAGACGCAGCATTAGGAACTTTAGCTGACGACACCACAATTGCAGATATAGTTGACGCAATAAATGACTATCGTGACGACAATCTTCCCGGTGGATGGGAAGCAGTTGTAGACACCGACAGTCTTAAAATTCAGACTCTTGCTTATGGCAAAGACTCCCGTCTTCGCATCAAGCCAGACAGCACAGCACTAGATGTTTTTGGATTTTCCACAACTACCAAAAAAGGAGAAAGTCCATCTAGAGCATCTGACGATGCCGATGTTGCAGTCGCAGGTGTAATATCTGGAACTAGCAACACTACTGACGAAACCACTTTTACAGTACAAGCCGATTCTGTTGGTATTGATGGCAACATGACTCAAGTTAGAGTGACCAATGATGTAAACGCAAATGTATTTACAGTCGAAATATTCAACGATGCCGTTCAAGTAGAAGCATGGGGCAATCTTACCAAAGATCCAACTAGCCGTTTCTATGTTGAAAGCTATCTTTCCTTAGTATCTGATTACATTCGTGTTTCTGACGATACCGATGTAAACGCAGGTCCTGCAAACGGAACCTATACATTAGTTGGTGGTTCTGATGGCATCCCAGCAGATCCAGATGATCAAGATTCGCTTTTAGTTGGTAGCAAGATCGGTTCCACTGGTCTTTACACCATGTCTGACACAGAACAAATCGATATCGATTTAGTTGCAATTCCCGGACACGCAAGCACTACTTGTGTTACCGCTTTGATCGACTTCTGTCAGAATATTCGAACCGATTGCCTTGCAATTATCGATCCTCCTTTTGGTCTTACAATTAAGGAAATCATTGCTTGGCAGAACGGAAGTCATCCTCTTAATACCACAAAGTTAGATACTGACTTTGCTGCATTGTACTGGCCTTGGGTTAAAATTCGTGACAACTACAATCAAGTAGATGTTTGGGTTCCTCCAAGTGGTTCTGTAATGGCAACAATTGCACGAAGCGACGCTCTCGCTCGTCCTTGGTTCGCTCCCGCTGGCGTTAACCGTGGTATCATTCCCGGCATCTCTGATGTTTACGATAGACCAAACTTGGAAGAAAGAGATCTTCTCTACGGCAATAGAAATTGCGTCAATCCTATTGTTAGCTTTCCAGATGTAGGTGGGTTTGTAATTTTTGGTCAAAAGACCTTGCAACGAAGACCTACGGCACTAGACAGAGTAAATGTTCGAAGAATGATGTTTTATATCGAAAAAAGAATTCGTGCTGCTTCTAGAACATTACTATTCGAGCCAAACGATAGCACTTTCAGAAACCAATTCATACTTTTAGCTAAAGGAATTTTAGAAGAAGTACAAGTCGGAAGAGGCCTTACTGCTTTCATCATTAAAGCCGACACCGAACTAAATACCGCAGATGTAATAGATAGAAATGAATTTAGGGCAAGAATCGGAGTTCAGCCCACAAGAGCAGTAGAATTCATGTTTATTGAATTCTCCATTCATAGAACTGGTAGCTTCTCTGAAAACGCTGATTCGTTCTAATTAAAAAAAAATTCATAACATTATTGTAATGAATTAGTATCACAATTAAATTAATTATTTTAAAAAAAGAGGTAAACATGGGCGTAAAAAGTCAAGGTGCGAGCGGATTCGACATGGGTTTAGGAACAATAGGCCAACCCAATATAGTTTTTAAAAGAAAATACAGATGGACTATGAGCTTTATATGTCCATGTAAAGCAATTATCAAAGAACACTTAGTGAAAGTATCTTCAAGACCAAACATTTCAATTGAAGAAACTGAAATTAATTATCTTCATGGAAAAATGTGGATTCCCGGCAAGGGAACTTGGGAAACTATAAGCGTTACATTTTACGATATAGCAGACAACACAAATATAGAAAACGGAACCATTGGTTTATACACTTGGCTCGCAACTGTGTACAATTTTATGGATGACAAAGGATTGCATCAAGCGAGCAAAAAAGGCACCGAAGACGCAGGAAGTCAAGGATACGCTGGTAAAGCCACCTTGAAAATGTATGATGGTTGCGGAGGAGAGATGGAACAGTGGGTTCTATCACACGCTTGGCCTCAAGCTATTAACTTTGGAGAACTTGATTACTCAAGTTCCGAAGAAGCTACTGTAGAAGTAACATTGCGTTATGCATCAGCAGAATATAAAAACTTATGCAGCAGCCAACAACCAGCACCTTGTTGCGGTGGTTGTTCTGGCGGTGGTGGTGGCACCGCTCCAACAACTGGTGGCGCACAACCGACAACTGGTGGCGGTTTCCCAATAAGACCTTAATTTTTTATTTATTTTACTACATTAAAAGGTCTTGTTTACCACAAGACCTTTTTTCACATAAAGAGGTAAAACATGGCATCACCAAGTGGATCTGGAAGAGAAATGGGTTTGGGAAAATTAAATTTACCAAATACATGCTTTAAAAGAAAATACAGATGGTTTGTAAAATTCGATGAACTTGATTATGCTGATATTTTGCCTCCAAACAAAACTGCAAGACCTACACTAAGTTTCAAAGAGATGGAAGCACAACATCTTAATGAAACTATTTATTTTCCCGGAAAACCAGATTGGAAACCAATAAATTTAACTTTATATGATATTCAAAAAGGAACAGACAATGCTGTTTGGAAACAGCTATTAAAACTATATGATCCAAAAGAAGGAAAATACGAAACTTCTT